AGCGGCCGCATTTCTTGCCCAAGGTTAAGCCAAGCTCGGTGGCGCAGACGGCGCATTTTGTGAGGATCATCCCGCAACTGCTTGTGCGTGATCTAGAGCGGACGGAGAAAAATACACTACGTTTCCTCCCATGCCGCCAAATTGTTATCCAAAATATGGACTATAAAGGCTACGCGGCGCTTGGACATGTGCTTACGCACACGCGAGACACCGTCATCAAAAGGCAGACGCTAGAACTAGAGAAACTGCAGCGCGAAAATTCTCGCCTTAACTACAGCTATCGCTCTTTGATAGAATACAATTGCATTGGTCAAACCCCACCGCATTATTGTCAAAAATGCGGCAGTTGGGAATGTCCCGATCACGACGCAACATGGTACTTCTTCAAGTTTTATTCTGAGTTAGGTGAGTACGATTCTATGCTCAAAACATGGGTGCTGGAAAAGGTCTTTTTATGCAACCACTGTGCGGAAAACATGCAATGTTCTTGGCCCGAAGCGTATTTAAAATTATGCACAAAATACAAGTTCTCTTATTGGTGTGAAGGTAACGATTATTCATGCGTTCGTCAATTTGTTGAAGATAAAGACTTTGAGGATGCAGAAAATTATGGGCATTTGCGCAAATTTGTCTTGGGGAATCAAAGTAAATTTTACCATGATTTCTTTTTGAACCATAAACCTGACAAAATGCACCACGTTGCTGCTTACATCATTCAACGTGCTTTTCGCTGCGGTTGGGATTATCGCCACGCCCTTGACGAGCCCGAGTCAGAATCCGACCCGGACTAAGATTCTGACTCGGACGATAGAATTTTTATTGTTTCGAGCCCACGCGCGCGAAAAAATTATATTGCCCTAGTAAATGAAATCCGCCCGCAAATCCGCCCGCAAATCTGTCCGCAAATCTGTCCGCAAATCTGTCCGTAAATCTGTCCGTAAATCTTCTCGCAAAACATCCCGCAAGCCTGTCCGCAAAGCCGCCCGCAAAGTAACTCGTCCCAAATATAAAGATTTGAGTCGTCATATTGCCAGGGCTTGTAGAGGATTTGATAAAAACTCCGTCGTATACTATGAAAAAGAATCTGAAATTATCAAAAGACATAACATGAATATTGGGGATATAGTTTATGTTGGAAAATCTACTCATCACGATCATGATCACGATCAGAGCCATAGTGATACAGGATGGGGAATTATATTTGATAACAACGGACATTATTTAAGTGGTGAGGGTTGGCAATTCAGCAGTGGGCCGCCGCCTCGCCGTGGATCATTTTTATTGATTGAAGTAATGGCTTCATCAGATAATCGCGGATATATTCGCGGCCCACCGCTCGTGTACTGGGGCCCTTATTTAAGCCTGCAGCGTTCTATATATATGCCACTTAAAAAGTATATTCAAAAACATAATATTAAATATGAAAACACATTTCGTGATATTATGAATAGTAAGTTGGGTTTTGAATGGTTTGATTTAGATTATTATGGAAAAGAAGAATTTGATTCCGTTGTCAATGATTATAAGAAATATAATATATGGTAAATACTTAAAGATCCTTACGCCTTGCCGTCGTATACTACGACGTCCCAATTTTTTTCAAGATTGTTAATTGGAAGGGCGGCGGGGTTGTTCGGGGGGGTGTTCGGGGCGGTGCGTCGCGGGGGCCCTGGTTTTGACTTTTTTTTTTTGTGTTTAATGCATTTTTTTACACGTAACTTGTTTTTCAATAGGCCACACATCTTATTTCTGAATCTTTTTAATTTTTTCTTTAGTTTTTTAAAGGGTGCCGTCATGTTTAGCAGTGTCGATGTGTTTGTGCGCATACGTCCGAGTGGGTGGAGGTGGTGGTGAATATAATTTGCTCCGTTTATTCTAGTGACCAGTACCAACCATACACATCAACAAACCAGTTATCAGTCTCCGGGAAATATGCAAGATATTGTCAAAACGAAGTACGCAGCGTATCCTTGGTACCGCCCGCCACCCAGCATTGATGAGCCTGGTGAAAACAAAATAGATCTCTTTGAAGGGTCTTGCCAGGGATCAACCGGAAGCACATACAATCTCAAATTCCAATATGTTCGGCACACCAACGAGAAGAACGAAACGACTTGGATGATCACCACGTTTTGTTCGTGTCCAGCTTGGAGATGGCAAAAGACCAGAGCAGAACACCGTACCTGTAAACACATAGCCACACACATAAACCGTCACCACGAAATGATACGCATTACCGCAAACCAGGAATTCTTTGGAGGAGAGACATACACCCCGGCGCCGCGCGCTAAACCAGCCAAATCAAAAGTCAAAGTCAAAGTTACCCCCACAAAAAAAATTGCCAAAAAATCAACAGTCACAAAAGCAACTAAGCCATCAGTCGTTCCCCCGCCTTCCATACATGTCACGCTTGCTCAAAAATGGGACAAGAAGAAGGACCCTACCAATTACTATATGTCCGAAAAATTAGACGGTATGCGATGCCTCTGGGATGGTAAAAAGCTCATGTCGCGAAACGGAAAAGAAATCTTTGCACCACAAGAACTTCTTCAACAACTTCCACCATTAGCCCTAGACGGTGAGCTTTTTCTTGGACGAGGCCAATTCCAACATTGCATGAAAATAGTACGTACTCAGTGCCCATCTGCGCAAGATTGGAAGAAGATAACATACATGGTTTTTGATGCACCCACTGTGCAAGGACCTTTAAAACAAAGACTTGAACAAGCAAAATTGGCCATTGAACGCGTAGGCCGGACGCAGGCGCCGCGTGATTTCCCCGACGAGTACCGGTGCCCAATCACGCTCAACGTCATGGTAGATCCCTGCCTAGCAGCCGACGGCCATTCCTATGAACGCGAAGCTATCCAGCGCTGGTTCCTAACCCACGGCACGTCGCCGATGACAAACAAACGACTGGACTCGACCAATGTCGTCCCGAACCACGCTCTACGCAACGCCATCGCGCGGCTGACGCCTGAAGTCCCACCACTGTCGTCTACGGAACGTGAACCCAAAAATACTTGGATCAAAATACTTGATCAACAAATTTGCCAAGGACCCGACCATGTCGTTTTAGAATTGAAATCCGTTCTTGCAAAAGGTGGCGAAGGCGTTATGTTGAAACATCCTACCAATCATTACAAACAAGGCCGCACGTGGGATCTCATGAAAGTAAAACAATTTCACGACGATGAGGCAGAAATCATCGGATACAAAGATGGCACAGGAAAAAATGAAGGTAAAGTTGGATCCTTGCAATGCCGAAACAAAGAGGGAAAAGAATTTTACGTCGGATCGGGACTCGATGAACACCTTCGTGACCATCCCCCGCGGATTGGTACTTTTATCACATATCGTTACCAAGAGAAAACACTTAATGGAATTCCTCGTTTCCCCACGTTCGTTCGTCTCTATGAGAGCGAGTAGGATAATGCCTGCGAGACCGGGAACTAATTTTTATCTTTTATAATTGTATTTTTTGTTGTTTGCAAAATTGTGCTCGTGTACTAAATGAGTATTTTCTTTAAAAATATTTATCGGAACTATATTTCGTGCCACGTAGCCAGTAATTTTAAATACGTTAAGAGATTTTACGCCCCTGGGCGTCGTCAAATTTGTATCGCTGTCCGCGCTAGAATTGTTAGCGTTATTACCAGAATGAGATAGCTTGTTTTCGTTAGGATCAGATAATGTTGTTTCCATGTGTATTTATTATTAAAAATGTTATTTATTAACCCCCAGGGATTTCAAAAATCTTTCGTTTCGTTCTATTCTTGCGTTTCTTTCTAACTCGTATTCAGATAATTCAGGTTGGAAATTGCGCTGAGCTTGTTCTTCTTGTTTCTCAATCCGTTTTCTATAGTCAGGCCAAAATTTGGTTTCTAACGTATTTTCGGCTTCTGCGGGAATTTTATTCGCTCCCATATTTATGAGCATCTTGATTTTTAGTTCTAATGCCTCTTCAAGAATTTGATTACAAGGTGTGCCTGACGGTTCATCGCGATTCTCTAGTTTGCTTTTATGTAATAACATGAGTGCCGAATATCCGTCGCGATTTTTGTTATCAATAAATGAAATCATTTTTTCGTTAGTTGTTTGCGATTTACATTTTTGTAAAAGCATTTCAAAAGTTTCAGGCGCACAGTGGATGTTTTTGGACGCAAAAGTAAGGGCCGAATCTAAATAATCGTCCACGACATCGACTTGAGAATCCATCAAAAGATATTCTACAACAGAACGATAATAATTTTTGGACTTCAAAGATTTCATCAGTGCTGTTTGCCCCTCGTCTGTCTGTTGCGAAAATGGATTTTCAGTTCGGTTAGCAAGAAATTTCAACACGTCCAGAAATCCAAAATCAACAGCATAAATAAATGGAAGAGCACTGCCGTAAATAGCCTTTGAAAAATCGTAAGAATCAAAGTGTTGGCATAAAGATTCCATATCGTGCTCGCCAATAGCTTTTTTAAGTAAGCGGGTTTTTAGTTTTTGGTCCCTAGAAGGAAGTTTGCGACGGTCTTGTGCTAATTGTTGTTCTTCGTCTTCTTCTCCGCATTGTGTTTTTTTGGGCCGTGATGTTTTAGCGGACCGACGGCTCGTACTTCGCTGTCGCTTGCGCTTGGGGTTCTTTGGATTCGTTTCCTCTATCGCATATCGAAATCTGCATTTAACGCCATTAATTTCTTCAATAACAACTTTCCATCCAATTTCTGACATTTTGGCAAGATGATTAATAACACCGGGAGGAAACGTATTATATTTTTCTCCAAAGAGGATGTTGGGTCGCCCGCAGTCAGTGACTTGGGCGCCGTACTGGACGGATCACTATGCGACATGAATGAGCGAAAAAATTTACTTCAAAACAAATTAAAAGAGTTAAATGTATCCGCGCAAAACCTTAATTTTCAAAGCGCAACTTGGGCAATTTATTTCATAAAGCAAAATCTGGATATAACTTTATCAGAACTCGCGGTTCCTTTCTTTAGCACGCTCACAATAGTTGCAACACTATCGTGTGGTATTTCTACAGGAATATTGGTTACTGAAAGTCATTTTTTACTAAGTGCAATTCCTGGCGCAATTGGGACCATGGGCTGTCTAACAACCGTTTTACTTTGTGTTCTTTTAGAAAACACCATACGACAAATATCAGATCCAGATGTTTTTCTTGAATTTATTATTAAAAATCAAAGACTTATTCGGTTACCAGTTCCAATCTTTGCAATATCTATTCATGGAATTTCAATACAAATTATATTTTATGCATGGAAATGTAGTATTGTACTTGGAACTATAACTAGTTCAATTACATTAGTTAGTTGCGGTATTGTTCATTATTACCAGCAAAATTTTCAAAATATATTAAAAGAACACAAAAAAAATACATTCTTAAAAATGAGTATTGTATAGCTCTAACTAGGTCTAATAATAATCAGCAATTCCATTTTCTACATGACTGGTATCCTGGCGTTTGTGGATCCCGTTTTGATTTGCAGCGATGCCTTGCACAAAATGATCGTTTTCGCCCTGGTTCATTTTTTTTTATCGTCATATGCGGGTCGCCAAATCTAATACATTTATTGTTCACAAGTTTTGCAAATTTTTTATTTGGGCCTGGTGTACAAGATTTACGGGCAGATTTGCGAGAAGATTTTCGAGAAGACCTGCGGGCCTTGCGCAAACCCGCCTGCAAGGCCCGGGAAGTGTATTTTAGCTTGTTTCTCAAGGTCGATTTCCGGGCAGGCTTGCGCCTCGACTTGCGACGAGATCGTGATTTCCGGGCAGGCTTACGCCTCGACTTGCGACGAGATCGTGCTTTCTTAAATTTCTGTACTAATGCAGTCATTCCCCCGGGGGGTAATTTTTGAGATTTCATTTTACTAAATAAAAATTTATCGTAGCTCGTTAAAGGTATGTTATTCGCCTTTTTTCTTAAAATATCTTTCATCCATGAATTTGATTGTATTTGTTGTAACAATGTTGGCACGTTTGTTGCCTTTTTTAGGCGTGAAGCGCGTCGTTTTCTTTGTCCGCCTTGAATCATATTAATAATAGGAAACAAAAAAAATCTCGTCTATGGCTTAATATTTATTCTTTTGGCCTTAATCGGGAAGGGTCCCCGCCCTATTGTAAGGCGCTGTCCTCATCGCTTTCCTTGGGTTTTTCTTCGCCGAGACGGCGCTTGCGCGTATTTGAACAG